TGTCAGCATTATTTTCTAACCAATTAAATATCGTTTCCCTAATTTCTGGTTTCCACTTTAACGCACCAGTAGCTAACTGATATCCTCCACTATCACCCAATACGAGAGAATCTTTTAATCCCATCTCTTCTCTCATATTCATGTGTTTCATGTTGTGTCCAGCAGATAACAAAAAATATGGAAATTTCCATTTTTCTAAGTCACCCACCATTTTATCCCCATAAAATCTAAAAGGAATGTTATTTGATATATATAAATCCTTTGTAAACCATTCTTTAGCAGCACCATTCGATAAGCTAGGAAAATAAATAAATTGCTGTTTACTCATTATTTTTATTTTAAATTCAAAACATTTTTAACTAATTTATAACCACTAAAAAAATTCTCAAATAGAAAATTTTCTGTATCAATGACTTTGTCCTTATATATATTATAATTTTCCATGAAATGACATATTGACCTAATAATTTTGTCTTTATGGTATATATAATTATCATAATTTAATGTCCAGTTATCATCATATAAAAAATCAGAAGGATACATTTCAGAATAGGACAGTCTATTTGGTGCCATTGGTATTGCACCAAGAATACATCCTTCATATAATGATATACCCAAAGTTTCTTGTAAATTTGCAGAAAATACTATTTTTGATTTAGCCAACAAAGTATGATATTCTTGTTTAGTTAATTTGTTATCCTGGCATACTACCCAATTATATTGAGGTAAACTTTTCTGTAAATCCCTAAAAATTTCAGGTTGTTTTTCTGGTGAAACTCGATGTGGAAACAATATTAAATTTTCTTTTTCAATGGTTTTATATGGTTGTAATATATCACGCATATAGTCCATTGGCCACCCAGTAATTACTACCTTTTTCCCTAATCTAGAAACCATCTCTTTGAATCCAGTATAGCCATAATTATAATGATTTTGCACCAACAATGTTTCAATGAACATCTTTAAATGGAAATTAGTAGCAAAATAGTTTATATCTATTACATTAAATAATACTTTTTCAAAATTATATGACCATCGCTTACTTAATTTTTTACCGAGAAAATCATGGGGATCATATGACCCAGCATGCCACATCCCGTGGATTTTAATGTTTATCCCCATTAATTCACTCATGTATTTTAGTTGAATTATAGTAGGATTCCATGCATCAGTATATATAAATTGATCACCATCTTTAATTTTACTCTCTTGGAATAGTTTAACTATTTTAATTAATTGTGAACTCTTATATGCATTAGTAGCAAAAAAGTCTAAGAATGCACCACTACTCGTTGCACCACTTTCCTCAATATTATCTCCATCTATATCAATGACATTATATTCTAAATTATTCTCTAAAATATATTTTTCTAATAGCTTTGGTATATGCCATTTCCACTCACATGTATACCGAGTATCTATACTTTCTAAATTAACGATATAAATATTTTTCATTTTTTTAGTTTTAAGTTTACAAACAAACGTTTGCACCTGATTCACCATCTTCTAATACCTTACAGGCAACTAAGTCAAATACAGTAAAGAGCTCCGATGCAATCGATTCACATGACATATTCTCAAAATTTAAACACCCCCACTTATCATCGTAATATAAATCATTTAAATATTGAATAATTTTTCTTTTGAATAAAATAATTTCAATTTCTCTATCCCCGTGATATACTCTTTTTTCGGCTGTGATGTGGAACATATGGCGATGTAAATTTGATAAAAATCCTACTTTCGGTTCAAACGTTGCTGCATCTTCCCATTTATGTAGCCCCTCAACTTGTAAATTTACAATAATAGATAATTTCATGTTTCCCTCCTATCATATACATAATTTTCTGATGTTACTTTTTGCATATTATATTTCGTTATCGTATAAACATTAAATGGCTTAATGTCTATTGTTACAGTATCTGTAGATTTTAGCTGTTCAAATTCAGGGCAACTTACCCTAAGCAATATATGTGCCCTATTAAATATAGATGGTGGTATCTTATTATTCTGTAATTGCCTTGGTATTACTTCCAATGTTACATATTGCTTTTCATCATCTAATATATTACTTATCGTATTCCATAATTCACCCCCAGTATCTGAAATACATAAATCAATATATTCTACGGTAAAATAAATATGAGGATAATTTTCATAATTTTTAGGTATTTTGTACCTACAAAAGACTGAAGGTATTGGTGAAAGCTTCCCTTCAACTTCTCTTCCCACCCAATAATCTGTTCCTTGCATAATTTTAAATTTTAAATTGTTAATTAATTTGTTCCGTCCAGATTTTTTATACCTAGCATGAATTCTTACAAAATTTGGATTTAATGTTTCTTCGTTTAATTCACCTGTTGTTTTATCATAATGCCCATTTTCATAACCAACATCAATCTATTTTAAAATAATCACTAAATTTTTGATGAAATTCATTTAGTTGAGTTAATCCAAATAAAACTTATGGCCGTTTTTACCTTCAACAAGAAAAGCTTCTATTGGGAACATAACTCCTCCTTGATAGAATTCACTATCATACGATTCACCTTCAATGTAGTTAGTACCGTATCCTTTTTCAATTGCTTTTATACATTTAACTTTCATACATATATTTTTTTAAAATTCAAAAAATTCATTAACTGATTCATGTTTTATATATGACCACCCCAACGCATCAAAAATATTCATTATTTTATTTTTAAAAATATTGTCAAACATCATATCATAATTTATATACTTAGTTATATAATCAATAATTTGAGGTGGATCATTATAACCTCGAACCGCTAAACTATCTAGATAAAATGGATTATCCTTCAGATACGCCCATCTAATTTTATTACCATTATGAATTTTATCATAATTTGTTAATCCATAATAATCTATCAAATCATTATACGATAACGATGCTTTGACATGCGCAGGAGTACCTTTATTAAAAGAAAACTTTGATCTATGTTTGTCATACTCAACTATATTTTTAATACCTTTTGGGTACATTACTTCTAATATATTAAGGCTTGATAAGCTATTTTTAAATGTAAAAATTTCATCCATTATCTTATTATTAGTTTCACCCATTAAAATTTCTTCTATTATCTCAGCAAAAAAACCTCTAAATGATGGTGGGAAATCTGATCTAACTACATCTATACCTTTATAATCAATCTTATTTATTTTTAATCCTTTTTCATATATTATCCATAGCGCGTATCGCTTCTTAGCCAACCACAACCCAGATCTAAAAATATTTTCTTGTTTAATTCTTAATTTATGTTCATCTGCATTAAAAAACTTTTTAGTATATAAGTTATATGAGCTATTAATAAATTCTTCAAACTCTATCGCAATCGATTCAACTGCTTTAATTGTACTATCAACGTCATTAATGTCAGTGGCACCTCGATGATTAATTAATGGTAACGCGCTAATAAAGCAGGAGTCCGTATCAAGATATATCACATAATCAATATCTTTAGTTTCCATTAATTTATTATAATGAATATTAATCATCTTTTCAGTAAACTTAATAGTTTGAACCCCACTGCTGGTAACGGCTTCAGCATTGTCTATGTCATAGAATCTGAACGACGGTAGTCCTAATACACCATAAAATGAATTAAGCATAATCTTCTGTACTAGCTGGCGCTTATCAAAGTATCTAAACCGCTCCATATCATTGTTATTATAATATTTGCTAGCTAGCGATTTATATTCTCTTCGCTTATCAAACCACATTTCAAGAATTGCTGGTAATATTCCTTTTTTATCAGTTACGTATAAAATACCATTAGCTGAAATTACTAATTTATTGACCGTTAAATATTCTAATAATTCATCTTTAGATAGAGTACTTTTTTTATGCTTAGCTTCTAATTTATATTCTTTAACAGTTTGCTTATTAAATTCAGTTGCATCCCAATTTAAAATTCTACCATATTTAGTCTCCAGCGAAACATTTAATGTCATCATGGTAGTTGGGTATAGCGATTCCAAATCAAGGTCAAACCCCCAACCATATAAACCAGGTGTTGGTATTTTTACATGCGCACCAGGTAAACCAATTTCTAATTTCGAGTCAGATTTTAAATCAGTTTGTAAAGGTAATTCCAATACAAAATAATTATCTATATATTTGGAATAATTAACTTCCACGTGGGTAGTTTTGGTTTTTTTGATTTTCAATAACCCCCTTCGCGGAGTTGATTTTATTATTGGTTCAGTAACATATAATTTATCTTCACCAGCATAATGATTTTTCAATAATACTAAATGTTGTTCATCTTTACTGTTTGGTGCTACTAAATTATTATTCTTACAGAATGTTAATGCTGCGCCATCCAAATATCTTGAAGTATATAATATATCTTCATATACCACGTGGCCAGTATGGCATATGTTCATAGCTAAATTAATAAAATCTAATTTTTTATCTAATTCAACTAACAATTGAACATCATTGATATTATATTCAATAAACTTGTTAATATCGTTAGTATATAAATCATCTAGTGAACCATCATATTCTATTTTACCATAACCTAATTCTTTTTTGCATATAAAATCAAGAGTGTATGCTGGTTCAACATTATACGTAAAATACTTATACAATTCCATTAAATCAAGATGATTGACACCTGCAATAACAAAGGAATTAATACGATTACCATTATAGTCAACTATTGATATTGGTGATAATTTATCTGCATATAATTCACCATAACCATCCCGACCCAATACTTTAACTGATCTATTATATAAATATGGTATATCAAAATCATAACTATTCCACCCAACTATAATTGTAGCATTTAATTTTGAATATATTGAAAAGAAATCGTTTAATAATTCTTTTTCAGTTTTACTGATATAAAATTCTTTTTCTTTTGTTGAATGTAATGTTTTAATTTTATTATCAAAATCTAATATAAATACATAATATTTTTTTGTATTAGATGACCACATAGAAATAGCAGTTATCGTGTTTTCTGCCACGTCGCTGTGGGGAAATCCATTTTTACTTTCAACTTCAATATCTAAAAATATTATATTATGGTTAGTTGATATTTCATCAGTATCATAGTACATATCTATTAATGTTCTAGTTACCGGTGATACGTCTGATTCATAGATCATCCCTGCTTTTTCATCATCCTTGGACCAACTAGTTACTTTTTTAGCTTTCTTATCATCAATAGTATTGTATTTACCTTTACTGTCTAATAAATAACCATATCTCTTATATGGGATTGAGAAATAACCTTTAATATCATCCCATATATGAACATGATTAGATTCCCTGTCATAAAATGCTGATTGGTATGCCATTTTTAATTATTTAAATTATTTAACATTAATATTAATTCATCTTGTGGAAACGCATCGCTCTTATCATGTCTATATGAACTGTGACTCCATATGCCCGGAGTACCACTCAGTGCATCTATCGATACGTCCCACATCGCAGAATTATAATTCAATGGTATATTGTACCTATCACCCCAATATACTAATAATTTACGTAATGATTCTATTTGCTCTTGAGTATATTTTTCAAATGCACGATATCCTCGATACGGTTTAGTAAGTATGACTACATCATTATCGTTTATTGGATTCGTATTTCTTGGTAACCATTGATTTAGTTTTTGATCAAAATATGGGGGGTGGTATTTGCCAGTATTTTTATTATATATTAACCCACCCCATCTATCTAATTCAACTGCAATACTTTCTTTATTTAATAATTCATTACGAGCATTGTAGTCATTAAATCCCTTATTTTTTAAATAAGACGCTTTTATTCCAAGGTGATGCCCCCAAAAATAACTTGAATAATTTTGATATATTGTTCCATCATAGTTAATAATAATATGCGTAGCAATTCGTTCGGGTGTCTGTAGCCACCAATTAACATCTCCTTCGACTCCCCTACCTGAAACAGTATGATGTAATACTATTTGCTTCTTCGGTGTTGTCTCACGATAATATTGATTATCTGGAAAATTTACTTTTATAATCTCATTCAAATTTAATTTACCAGGCATCTTTTTCTCCTACATTGAAATTAATTTTAAAAATTCATCTTTAACTGATTGTTCTTTAAAGCAACCACCTAACTTACTTGTAACCATATCTGAATTCTCATCTTCTACCCCCCGTTGAACAACGCAGAAATGCTTAGCTTTGATCATAACTGCTATATTCTTAGTATCCAATATATATGATAACGCATGGTATATTTGCTCAGTTAACCTTTCTTGAACTTGAGGGCGTCGACTGAAAAAGTCTACTATTCTGTTTAACTTGCTTAACCCCAATACATGTCCATTTGGAATATATGCTATATGAGCATGACCGTGGAATGTTATAAAATGATGCTCACATGTTGAACGAACACTTATATTCCGCTCTAAAATCATCTCATCATAGCTCATTTTATTTTCAAATGGTGTTATTTTAGGGAAGTTATCATAATCCAACCCATAAAATATTTCATTTACGTACATTTTAGCGATTCTAGTTGGTGTTTCCCGTAGCGAATCATCTGTTAAATCAAGTCCCAATATAGACATAATAGTATCCATATTATCTTTGATGTTTGATATTTTATGTTGAGGTAACAGGCTCGGAACACCTGTTGCCATTGGTGTCTCAACACCCATATCTATTAAATATTCTTTGACTTCTAACCCCAATTTTCCATTTATTTTACTTTTATCTAATGCCATATACTTATAATTTTAACCGTTAAAAAATTTTAAATTGTAATTCCAATTATTTTGGTATACTCGATCAAGTATTCGAGTGTTAACTTTTGATATTTGATCACCATTAGTTCCCATCGGAATGATCCATATATCATTATGATTAACTCCCTTTAAATAATGT